GGAGAGGAACATCTTCGGGCATCCAGTGCATTTGATTTTGTTGTACATAGTAATCAAACATCCACGGATAATCGAAAGGCTTATAATAATCTCTAGTCTTTAATAAACTCATTCTTTTTTATCCTCTAATATATTTTCTATTTTTAGTACTAAACGATTTATTTTTCTGTATCTTAATTCACTACAGCAACAGGATACGGCAACTTTTATTTCATTTGTTAAATCCAGAAGAGTATCAATTTTTTTCTTTGAGTATATCTTCAAGTCTATCTTCTCCTTTTCTCTGGTGTAATTTGTTATGTAAATACATAGCAGTCCAACAACCTAGAGCTGCTCCTACAGCTAACTTCCATACTACATCCCAACTCGCCCCAAGCTGTACTATGTTTAGAATAATATATACTTCTGTAAAGGCCATACCTAAACTAAATAAAGGTACAGAAATATAGTTATTAAAGGCTACGTTTCTCTGTTGAAAAGCCTTAACAAATACAGATATAAAACTAGCTATTATCAATTTCATCTGTCTCATACTCCCAATACTCCAACACTACTCCCCAAGGAATAAACATTGGCGTATTAATATATTCACTATCATTATTAAAATAATCTGTAGCAAGAATAATTCCTTTTGTATTTTCAGCAACCCTCCAACCTGCTGAAGTTCTTATAATAGGCTCTAGTTCTTTGGCATCGTCTACGGACATATCTATTGTATTTACCCAAGCATCTGCCCATTTAACTTCTATAAGTTTCATATCTTTTATCCTTACCTCATATTTTCTTTTATAAGCTTCTCAACATCAGGGTCTATGTTATAGGATACACTCTCAGATTTACCTACCATCTCTCTGGTAGTTGTACCTGATACATCTCCGTATCGGGGTATGAATACATGACGACACTTAGCGTTCTCAAACTTCTTGATAACCACAGGATTGCCTTGAACGTAAATATCGTACCCATTGGCAAAGGTAGTCCAATCTTCATCTATTGATGGAGTCTTCACCGTATTATAGCCCTTAGCTTTTAACATCTTAATGTTCTTGTCTAAGTCTATCGCATCCTCCCCATCCACCCTCAGCCCAATAGTTACGTTAGGAGATAGTCTAGCGGCTTCCTCCATAACTACTTTGTGTCCCTTGTGGAAACCTTGAAACCTTGCGGGGACAAGCACCTTGGGGAAGTAGTGAGCATAGAAACCTTCTGGCGTGAAGTCCTGAAGAACCAGAGACTTAGTAACCCCTGTGTAGTCTGGGCTGAAGTTAGCGTTGTAGCCAAGCGCATCCTTGGGATTGTCTCCAATATTACTTACCACTATCTCAATATCGTTTTCATTCAGGTACTGATCTCTTATCTCTTTAATAGGAGCTTGCATAGCTACAAATACTGTGAAGCCTAAGTCAGCTAACCTTCTAGCCCTAGAGTAGCCTAAGTGCATATTGGCTTCTCTACCGGCGCTGGCTATACTACGGTTTGAAGTCTCTGCTCTAAGCTCATCACCATCTATAACAAAGCTGTCTTTAACATACTTCTCCATAGCCTTAGCTACCGTTGTTTTGCCCGCCCCTGCCTTACCTAGTAATGCGATTATCATCCTTCGCAGCTTATACAGCCTTCCTCCTCTAAGTTAATCCGAGGTATTTTTATATTGACGTTCTCTGTTTCTCGCGCAGAATCAGAACGTAAATAATAAAGAGATTTTAATTGGTGCGCTCCGGCCCAGTGTACATCATTTACATACTGTAAAAAATCATCGTGTATTTTTTGTTCGGCATCTATTGTCGGAGGCTTAAAGAATAGATTTATACTTTGGCTCTGGCAAATATATTCTTGTCGCATTCTAGCATGTTCAATGATCCATATTTGATTTATCTCTGGCGCAGTTTTAAATATTTCTTTTATGTCATCTGATAAAATATCTAAATGCTGTACTGATCCGCTATGCGCTTCAATATCTTTCCAGACTTCTTCTCTTTTTTTATTTCCCGGCACAAGTCCTAATAAAATTTCTTTAAGATATTTATTTCTGACCTGAAAACTACCTGTTAATGTTTTATGTGTATATACATTAGCCCTAAAAGGTTCAACAGAAGGGCTGGCTCCGCCACAAATAATAGAACTAGAGGCATTAGGAGCTACTGCAAGCAAGTGTGCATTTCTTTTACCGCTCCCTTTCATGTCAGGGGCTTCGCCTCTTTCTTCGCCAAGTTTTCTAGTAGTTGTTAAAGCTCTTTCCTTTATAAAAGAAAAAGCTTTGTTGTTAAAAGAAGCAGCATACATACTTTCAAAAGGAATATTATTTTTCTGAAGATAACTATGGAATCCCATAGCCCCTAAGCCTAGCGATCTTTCTCTCATCGCAGAGTAAGCAGCTTTAGCATAGCCGCCTTTTCCTTCTACTGAAGTAATAAAACTTTCTAAAACATTATCAAGCATTGTAATAAGGTCAGGAATAAAATCATCTACTACAGACCACTCATCAAAATATTCTAGGTTTACGCTAGATAAACAACAGACCGCTGTCCTGTCTTCGTTTGTGGGTAAAGTTATTTCTGAACAAAGATTACTTTGTTTTATTTCTAACCCTAGTTTTTTCTGTTCTTCGGGGAGAGCGTCATTACAGTTATCAATATTAACTATATAAGGTTCCCCGGTTTCCATTCTTGTATTAATAACTTGGAACCACAAGTCTCGGGCAGAAATTATTTTAACTGCTGTGTTGGTCTTAGGGTCTATAAGCCTCCAAGAATCATCCGCAGTTACAGCAGCTAAGAATTCATTAGTAATGATTACTGCATTATGTAAGTTTAAACACTTCCTGTTCATGTCTCCGCCAGTAGTCTTACGCATCCCAATAAACTCTTCTATCTCAGGATGATTAATATTTAAGTAAGCAGCATAGCTTCCGCGCCTAGTAATGCCTTGATTAAAGGCTAACATCTGAGAGTCTACTACGTGCATGAACGGGATAGATCCAGTAGAGCGACTACCACTAGAAGTACCCATGCCATTGCTGCGAACATCTCCCCAAAATCCACCAATCCCTCCACCTCCGCTTGCAAGCCATATGTTTTCATCATAATGAGCAGATAGACCATCCCTTGAATCAGGAACATAATTAAGAAAGCAACTGATAGGTAGACCCCTGCTGGTTCCGCCGTTAGAAAGTATAGGAGTACTGAAACTAAACCAGTTATTACTAGCGTACTCGTAAAGCTTCTGCCCAAGATTAAAATTAATATGTTCCTTATAAGTAGCACCAAAAATACTGGCCCTCGCAATAGCTTGTTGAGCATGTGTTTCCCCTTTCCAAAAATACCTATCTTTTAAAGTTTCTTTACTAAAAATATTCAGTAGTTTTTCTTTATCATAATCTATATGAATACCCAAATAAGGCTGTACTCCTATCTCATTTGTTGTCATCTTTATTCCTTTTTTGTTTAATTTCTTTATTAAATTTACGCTGTTCTTTAGCCTCTGCTCTATTCTTTTTCTTTAAATACTTCTCGATCCTTTCCGCTTTCCTGTCCCACATTTTATTCCCCAACAGTAACACTCAGAATAAGTCTATCTAGATACCACTTAGCTTTCCGCAAATCTTTAATGTTGTCTTTGTATCTAAACCTCCATATATATTTTAGCACATTGGCGCGTAAGTATCCTTCAAATTCTTCTTTGCTTGAAGCTGCCTTGATAGCATCAATACATTCTATATTACCACTGTTATAATGAAATGGACTAGAGACATCATCCCCTTCTTTTTTACTCTGTCTTAATTGTCTATTAATTTTATTAACATAATCCCATTCGTCCGGTGTTGCATCATCTATACTCATTTGTATCTCCTAATCACTTTCGATTGTTAAAGTATTGTCTTTCCTGTATTGTATATCTACCCAATTATCAGGTAAAGAATTTTCACTATACCATTTAAATCCATTTGCTGATGCCCATTCTCCATGACTTCTTTTAGTGCCATCCTTTCTTCTCTTAGCTTGTGGCATAGGAGAAGAAGGATTAGCAAATAAAAATACTAGCTCTGTATTAGCAGGAAGTACTTTCTTAATCCAAATATATTTACTATATTCTGCAAAGTCCCAAAATCTTCCTTTGGCTTCTAAAAGAATTAGCTTCCCGTTTACAGTTTTTAAAAAGTCAGGCTCATATACATGCTCAATTATATAAGCTACTTCTTTTGTATGATGGTTCCAGGATTTTAAAAGTCCATTATGTAATTCATACTCCCAATTAGAATCATACTTACTAGGAACATTCTTTTCTATCGGCCTCTTAACTCTAGGTTTTCGGACTCCCCTTCTAATATTTTTATTCAATGTGTTCAAGCCTAACTAAATTTATATCCATATTAGTTCTCCTTATTAAAGATTTGATTTTCTTTTCAGTCCACTTCAAAGAGTAGGCACTTAATTTAATTTTATTATTTGCAAATAAATGTGTCTGTGAGGCTAGAAAATCTTCTATATTATTAACAGTTACTCCTTTGGTTTCTTCTTCGGGCAGTAAAGTTTTGAACCACTCAACTAAAACAACCTTAGCTTGCTTCCTTATTTTTTTACAAAGTTTGGAATTCATTTGTTACCTCTGGTACTTTAGGAGTTACAACTACCTTTGTCAAATAAGTATTTCCTTTAGCATATTTAAAAATTCTTAACCCTTCACCATCGTTAGAATCTTTAAAGCATTCATACTTATAGGGACACCAACCACAATTCTTATGTATTTTTTCATTACCTTTCTGTCCTTCTGGTATTGTATCATAACAATATTCTACTGGGGGTGCATCTTTTTTCAAAGCAGTTCTAATCTTTTTAATTTTATTTATTATGTTTGGTTTATCCAAATCTTCTGGACAGTATAAACAAAGCTCTCCGCTTTCTTTATTTAGAACTAGGAACCCTCCATTCTCTGTGCCTTCAGCCTCTTCGTATCCGGCAAGTTGTCCTAAATATCCGAAAGGATCATCTTCACGTAGAGTACCATTCTTAAATTTATGAAAGGCAAAGCCTGATGCAGTTTTTATATCAACAACTTCATTGTCTATGATACAATCAAGATGGCCTGTCACCCCATCTACCACTACTTCTTTCTGTTCGGCAGAAATATTATGCCCTGAAAGTCTTACTAATAATAAAACTAATTCTTCCAGGATATGACCATACAGAAATTTAATTTGTGTTGAAGGTTTAATCTTATTTATTTCTCTAGTATATTTATATTTAGAATCATACCAAAGTTTTCTAGGATGGATACCTACGTTAGACATCCTTATAGAAAATTCAGTATCTCTTTTAATAGGGTTAGCCCAAGAAGACATAACCTTCTTTATATTTTCTCCGAAATCTTCTATGTCTTCTTCAGACAAAGCAATGCTTTTGCCATCAGATAAAGGTTCTAAAGCTTTATATATATCTTCTACTAAATCGTTCATCTCTATGCCTCATAAATTTTAAGTGTCGGGTGTCTGCATTATATCCTAAAATACGTATTCCATTATCTTTCTGCTTCTCTGTTCTACCTGTTGAGGGAGTTCTTTTTCCTCTTGAGGTCTTAACATCTATAAGAAGAAGCTCTCCTGAATTGGGATTCCACGCTACCATATCAACCATTCCAGTACTACCTGCATTCTTAAAAACTTCGTAGCCTTGATCCCATAGCCAAGTCACAGAATAATATTCGGACATATCTCCAATTCTTGAAGGAGTAAATTTCTGCTCATACAAGTCCATATATTTTAAAGTCTTTGGCATTCCGTATTCTTTATAAAAAGAATATTGCGGATGATTAGAATTACCTAACCTATATCTTTTACCATCAACATACTTACGAGATTTATTTTCATAAAATCTAGGGTAAGGTACACTCATATTATCTTCCTCTCTTTTATATTAAATTTAAAGTTGTTGGTCTATGCTTATAAAGAGGGCATTGGATTCTAGTA